CCGCCCGAAAAGCCGCGCTCCAGCCGGCCCAGGTCGCGGGTCGTCTCGCCGATCCCGGCGCGCATCCGGTCCAGCTCGCGGGTGAAGCTCTCGGCCACGCCGCCCGCCTCTTCCATGGCACGTTCCAGCGCCTCGAACTCGTCCTCGGTCATGTCCTCTCCTCGTCGGGATGGGCGCGGCACAGCGCTTCGAAGCGGGCGCGGCTCATCGGGCGCGGCCCGGCCGGCCCGAGCATCAGCCGCAGTTCGGCCGGGGTCAGCGCCCAGAACTCCGCCGGGCGCAGCCCGAGCCCGCCGATCCCGGCGCGCATCATCGCCGCCCAGTCGAGCCGGGTCATGCCGCCTCGCCGAAGGCGCGGGCGACCAGAAGCGCCGCGCGCCCCGCCGCCTCGGCGATCCCGCCCTCGATTTCGGCCGCGACCAGATCGGCAGCCCGGCCCGGCCAGCCGCCGCCCCTGAGCCCCGCCACCAGAAGCGCCAGCACGTCGCGGGCCGAGACCTCGCCGCCCTCGAGCCGGGCCACCAGCGCCGCCAGGCTGTCGGCGCCGAGCGCCTCCTCCAGCTCGGCCAGCGCGCCCAGCGTCAGCTTCATCACGCGGCGCTCGCCATCGAGCACCAGCGCCACCTCGCCGGCCAGCGGGTTGGCCATCAGACCGCCGCCTCGAAGGCGACCGGTCCGGCCGAGACCAGCGCGATCTCGAAGCTGGCCTCGCCGTCATGGCTGCCGGCATAGTCGATCGAGGCGATCTGGAACCGGCCGGTCATGGTGCCGAAATCTGGGATCACCACCTGGAAATCCGGGGTCTCGCCGTCGAAGAAGATCTGCCGCGCCCGGGCGTCGGTATCGGCGTCGCGGAACACGCCCGAGCCCGAGATCGCCGCCGAGCGGACCCCCGCGCCGCCCAGCACCTCGCGCCAGCCGCCCGATCCCAGATGGGTGACGTCGATGCTCTGGGCGTTGAGCGTGAGCCGCGTCGCGCGCAGCCCCGCCATGGTCTCGAACAGCCCGTCGCCGGTCATGTCGATCTTGAGCAGGAGATCCCTGCCGTTCTGAGCCGCCATTGCCTGGCCCTCCTCTTTCAGATGTCCTCGGTGCGGGCGCGGAACACCATGTCGATGCGCCGGGCGTCGCCGCTGCCCTCGCGCCGCGCCCGGGCGCGCAGGAACCACAGACCCGCCAACCGGCCGCGCGCCAGCGGCGGCAGCGGTGCCGCCAGCGCGTCCGACACCGCCGCCGCGGCCGCCTTGGCGGCGCGGAAACCGGCGGCGTCGCTGACCACGCTGACCGTGAGGTCGTGCTCGGCGCCGCGCGCGGTCACGTCGGAGCGGTCGCGCGCCCGTTCCGCGCCCAGCGTGGCGTAGAGCGGCGGCAGCGGCCCGGCGGGCAGCGCGTCGTAGATCGCCGCGCCGAGCAGATCGGTGAGCGGGCCATGCCCGGTCAGGCGGGCATAGATCGCCGCCTGCAGCGCCTCGGAAACCGCGTAGCTCATCGTGCCACCTCCTCCTCGGCCTCGCAGATCAGGTAGCGGCCGTCCGGGTCGGCCTCGCGCACCGCGCGGATCGCGAAGAGGCGCGCCCCCTCGCGCAGCCTCTGCCCGGCCTGCGGCCGCATCGAGCTGCCCGGCGGCGCGGCGCGGACCTTGATCCGCAAGAGCACCCGGCTCAGCGCCGCGCCCATGTCGTCGAGGTCGCGCCCCGAGCGGGCCTCGATCGCGGCCCAGAGCGTGCCGAGCGCGGCCCAGCCCTGGTCGAAGCCACCGGCGCCGTCGGGCCGGCGCAGCGGCGTTTCGAGCATGAGCGCCCGGTTCAGCCGCGCGGGCCTCATGCCCGGCCTCCCGCCGAGAGCCGCAGCATGCGGAACCGCTCGGTCAGCGCGGTGACGCCGAAGGGCATGCAGCCCGGCCCCAGCCCGGTGTCATGGCGGTATTCGTGGTAATGCGCGGCCAGCATCAGCGTGGCCTGCGCCAGATCGGCCGGGATCGTGGTCCAGTCGGCGCCATAGCCCGCCTCGAACCGGATCCGGGCGAGCCCGCCCGTCGGGATCCCCGGCAGCGCGGCGCCGCGCGCCTCGATCCGGGGCCGCTGGTCGCAGGCCACCGCGCGCCAGAGCGATGCAGGGACCGGCGTCGCCGCGCCCTCCGCATCCACCGTCTCGACCGCCGTCACCGCGCGCAGCGGACCCAGCGGCAGCACCTGGCAGGCCACGTCGCGCCAGCGCGCCAGCTCCAGCACGAAGCCGCGCGCCAGCAGCACCCGCCCGGTGCGCCCCTCGATCGCGGCGATGGCGGCGCGCAGGAAGCCCGCCAGCGCCGGGTCCTGCAGCCCGGCCTCGGCAAAGCCGGTGCCCAGCCGCAGATGCGCCCGCAGCCCGTCCACCGGCAGGGCCGTCTCGGGCACCGCGCCCGTCTCGATCACTCTCATCGCCCGTCCTCCCCCGGTCCCAGCCCGCAGCCGGGCCGCCCCTGCCGGGCGGCCCGGCGGTCCATCAGGCGATGCCGAACTTCAGAAGCTTGATCGCCGCGAAGTCGCTGACCGCGCCGCCGACCCGCTTGGTCGCGTAGAAGATCACGTGCGGCTTGGCCGAGAACGGATCGCGCAGCACCCGCAGGTCGGGCCGCTCGGCGATGGTGTAGCCCGCCTCGAAATTGCCGAAGGCCAGCGCGCAGGCGTCGGAGGCGATGTCCGGCATGTCCTCGGCGATCAGCACCGGGTAGCCCAAAAGCCGTGCCGGCTCGCCGGCCGAGAGGCCGTCGGTCCACAGGAACCGGCCATCGGCGTCCTTGAACTTGCGCAGACTGCCTGCGGTGCGCGAGTTCATCACGAAGCGCGCCCCCGCCCGGTAGGGCGCGCCGAGCCGGTAGACGAGGTCGATCACCGCGTCGGCCGGATTGTCGATGTCGAAGCCGCCATCGGTGCCGGTGGCGACGTAGCCGAGGCTGCCCCAGGCCCAGCCGTCATCATCGACCTGCGGGTAGCTCAGGAGCCCCGCCGGCTTGTCGACGCCGTCGCCGGAGATGAAGGCCGCCGCCTCCGAGCGGGCGAAGCTGTCGGCGATGCGGCCCGCGAGCCAGCCCTCGATATCGAAGGCGCTGTCGTCGAGCAGCCGCTGCGACGCCTTGGGCAGGGCCGACAGCTCGTGCAGCGGGATGCTGACCCGGTCGATCTGCGGCGTGCCGGTCTCGACCCGGGCGCTGGTCTCGTCGGCCCAACCGGCCCCGGCCTCGGCGTGGTCGATCAGCACGTCGTAGGAGCCGGCATCCACCGCCACCACGTTCGAGACCGCGCGCAGCGAGGCGGTGGCGCCGAGCACGCCGCGCACCCGGTCGGCGGTCTGCGGATCGACGAGATAGCCGCCATCGGCGGCGACGGTCGTGCTCATCGCCTTGCCTTCGAGCCCGAGGCCGCGCAGCCCGTCATCCTCGCCGGTGCGCAGATAGGCGCCGAAGGCGGCGCGGTGCGGCTGGCCCTCGGCCTTGGCTTCGAGGGCGGGTCGCGCGGCCAGCGCGGTCTTGCGGTCCAGTCGTGTCATCCGGTCGTCCTGTGCCTTGAGTTTGGTTCGGATCTCGGCCGAGAACCGGCCCAGCTCGTCCATCAGCCCGCCGATCTCCCGGCCGAGCGCATCGTCGTCACGCATCCTGTTTCCCCTCGTCACCCCTGAGACTGCGCCGCGCCGCGCGCAGCTTTGCGACCAGCGCGTCGTCGCGCTTCGCCCCCACCCGCGCCTCGCGCAGCATCGGGAAGGTCACCAGCGAGACCTCCCACAGCTCCAGCTCGGTGAGCCTGCGCCCGGCGCCATCCTTCTGCGCGCGGCGGGTGCGGTAGCCGATCGACAGCCCGTCGATCGCGCCCGCCGCGACCAGCGCGGCCGCCTCGCGGCCCTGCGCCACCGCCTCGAGGATGCGGCCCCGGACCCAAAGCCCCTTGCCGTCCTCGCGCACCTCGTCCCAGACCCCAATCGGGCGCGCGGCATCGTGCTGCCACAGCATCCGCACCCTCCCGCCCGCCGCCGCCAGCCGCTCCAGCGAGGCCGCGTAGGCGCCCGGCGCCACCACGTCGCCACCCTGGTCGGGCCTGTCGAACAGCGAGGCGTAGCCCGCGATCACCGCGCCCTCGCCGATCTCCAGCGGCCCGGTGCCATCCGTGCCGCCCGCGCAGAACTTGCGCTCCAACTCCATCATCGCCTCCCTCACATCCCCACGATCTGCTGCGCCGCCTGCGCGCCGATCGCCGCGACCACGCCGTAGACGGCGATCCAGAGCCGGCGCTCCAGCCGCTCCATCACCGCCTCGATCCGCTCCAGAGTCGCGGCCACCTGCGCGAATTGCAGCGCGACCAGCCGCTCATGCGCCTCGATCCTGAGACCCGGCGCGCAGGCGAAGCCCGTCTCGCGCAGGTCATCCATCCCCGTCCTCCCCGCGCGACGGCAGGCCGAGCAGCGCGCGCTTCTCCGCGTCGGTGAGGAACAGCGCCTCGGAGACCCGTCGCCACTGGCCGTCGCGCTCGGGGCCCAGCGCGGGCACCTGGTCGAGATCGACGCGCAGCTCGAAGCGCGTGCCTGAAAGATCCGACAGCCATTCGGCCAGCGCGCCCGCAACCCGCGCCATCAGCGGCAGCACGGTCAGCCGGTAGAAGGCGCGGTTGGCCTCCTGGTAATTGGCGTAGGTGGCGTCGCCCGGGATGCCGAGGATCATCGGCGGCACGCCGAAGGCCACCGCGATCTCGCGCGCCGCCGCCGCCTTGGTCTGCTGGAACTCCATGTCCGAGGGCGAGAAGCCCATCGGCTTCCAGTCGAGCCCGCCTTCGAGCAGCATCGGCCGCCCGGCATTGCGGGCGCCCTGGTGCTGGCTCTCCATCTCCTCGACCAACCGGTCATACTGGTCGGGGCTGAGCTGCGCCTGCCCGTCGGCGCCGCGATAGACGATCGCGCCCGAGGGCCGCGCGGCGTTGTCCAGAAGCGCCTTGGACCAGGCCGAGGCGGCGTTGTGCACGTCGATCGCGGTGGCCGCGGCCGACAGCGCCGAGAGCCCGTAATGATCGTCCTGGGGGTGAAAACTCTTGATGTGGCAGACCGGCGAGACGCCGCCCTCGACCGCGAAGCGATGGGTGCGGCCGCCGGCGGCGTAGTCATAGCCCACCGGCCAGCCATCGGGGCCGGGCACCAGCGCGACCCGCTCGGAGCGCAGCACGTGCAGCTCCAGCGGCAGCCCGTCGGTGCCCACCGCCTCGACATAGCCGTTGCCGGTGAGCAGGAGCTGGCCGACCAGCGCCTCGATCAGTTCGGCCCGGCCCTGGCCCGGATTGGGCCGCGCCAGCAGCGCCAGCGCCGGGTGCGCGTCCTGGCGCCGCCCGGCCTCGGTCAGCACCAATGGCAGCGCCGCCGCGGCTTCGGAGATCAGCCGCACGGCGCGGAAACCGACCGGGTTCGACACGAAGCCCGCCCGGGTGAGCGAGACCGTGTCCCGCGCGCTCCAGGCCGGGCGGCCCGCGCCGGGCCAGGCCAGGCAGCGCCCCGCCGCCGAGGCCTTGGCCTCCGGCGCCCCCTTGCCGCGCTTGAAGAATTCGAACATCGCCGCCCCCCGCTGGTCGTCCGTTTGGCTTGGCAGGGAGAATGGCAGCGCGGGGTTGGGAAAGCCGGAACGCGGCGCGCGGTGCCCCGGCCGGGCACGCAACACCCCCGTCCGGCGGCCGGCGGGAGTGCGGGCTCAGAGCATCCGCAGGCGCGGGCTGCGCCAGTGCTGCGCGGGCGCGATCATCAGCTCGTGCAGCGCCCAGACCAGCGCGTCGACCCGGTCGGGCGAGCCCGATCCGAGAAAGCCGCGCGCGGTCATCTGCGCCATCTGGTCCTCCAGCGCACCGAGCCCGCGCAGGTGGTGCACCCGGCCCTGTTCGTAGAGCGCGGCGACCGGCTCGGCCCGGAGCCCCTTGGAGCGCCCAGCATGCAGCGCCTTGAACGGCA